TACCGTTGATATTCATCTTGATTCCATATATGAATATAACGATTTAGATAATTTTATTTATCAGTTACAAGCGGAAGCAAGAAATATTATAGGAGGAAGTATTGTGTCTATATCAATAGGAAATGTAACCAATAAAAGAAAAGAATTTAACTGGTGATGAAAATAATAATAACAGAATCTCAAGTGGCATTAATAAGAAGGTTAACTGAGTTAGAGCACTATCTTGATATGGCTATTAAAGAATTAAATGAGGATATAAAAAGTGGAAGTCCAGGTAATAGACCTGATAATTTTGGTGTTTACGAAGGGTGGGTAATGAATAGAACTAAACGGTATTTTGAAAATAATAATCCAAATCTTGAATGGATAAGTCACGATTTTAAGATGTTAGTATCAGGACAATTTAATAATAAAATTAGAAAAGGTTTTAATCAAGTTAAAAATAGAAGATGAAAATACTAATTACAGAAACACAGGCTTTACGATTATTAGAATTAGTGGATAACAACAAAGTTGTTTGTGATTCTTGTGGTTGGTCTTGGGATTTATCTGAAGGTGGAGATGACCCATATGTTTGTCATGAATGTGGACATGATAATGCTGAAGATGAGTTTATAGGTAAAAAAGTAATGGTTTATTATAACTTACACAAACATACGTTTTCTGTAACATATAAGTCAAAAGTTATAATGCACGCCGATTACGTTAAATTAAAGGACGTTGAGTTTAGAGTTAGAAAAGGTGGTAAGGAAAGGGTTAGAAGTGAAATGTCTAAAAATGTTCATGCCTTTGTTATTGGTGATTTAGTAGATTATTGTCAGTATCCATGTGAAAATATTCCTGAAGAACCAACTGATAATGTAATAACGTATAACCCTTATAAGTATGATAGTTTTGTATATAAATCGAATAAAAAACCAATATACAAAACAAAAGAAATTGATATGATTAATTTAAAAAACAAATTATTCGTAATAAAAAAAATAAAAAAACATTAAAATGCCATTACCTAAAATTAAAAAAAACATTCCTTTGACACAGTCAAAAACTCTTTTACCTAGAAGACAGGAATTGGTTGATAAGATTAATAGGGATGGTACCTATCTCCCTAAATCAATATTACATGCCGACTTGGACGGTGGGTTTTTAAATTTTGTTAAAACAGATTTAAAAACTGTTGTTGACGGAAAGGTAATACCTATGGTTGATATTTTAGTTACAACTCAGAATTGGTCTCAATTCACGGAAACTTGGAACATTCAAAATATTGATAAAAATGTCGAGCCCCCATTCATAACAGTTGTTCGTATTCCTGAAGTTAAGTTTGGAACTAATCCCGCAACACTATACAATATTCCTAATAGAAAACAATATTTCTACGCACAAGTACCTACTTGGGACGGACAAAGACACGGAGCGGACATTTATAAAATACCACAACCTGTACCTGTTGATATAACATATAATGTTAAGATAGTATGTAATAGAATGAGAGAACTAAACAGTTTCAATAAAAATGTAATTGAGATGTTTGCGTCAAAACAAGCCTATACTGTGATTAAAGGACATTATATTCCAATAGTAATGGGTAATATTAGTGATGAATCGGTATTTGATTTGGAAAAAAGAAAATATTATGTACAAAGTTATGAATTTATATTACTTGGTTTTTTAATTGATGAAGATGAGTTTGAAGTTTCTCCAGCAATTTCAAGAGTATTACAAGTTGTTGAGTTTGAAACACAGACAACAAGAAAACAACCAAAAAAACTTTCAAACCCCGCAAGTACAACTTTAGATGTTTTATTTGTCGTTGGAAATAATATTATTACACAAATTTTTGATTATACTGTTGACCTAAATTTAGGTGAAACCGATAATGTTGAATCGTTTGAGGTGTACATTAATAACGACTATTATGGCTCTGATATTGAACAAATTCAAATAAACACTAACGACACTCTTAAATTAATTATTGTTAAAAATGATGACACAAAAGACAGTATAATTAAGCTCAATAATCTATTGGTTTAATTCTCTCCGTATATATCGGGTTTTCCTTTACATTTCTCAACAATAAGTCTTTCTAAGAAACGATACATCTTTATCCCTCTTTTTTCACAATAGGTCTTTAAGATATCATGAGCTTCAATCGATATCTTTAAATTCTTTATTTTTTTTTCGTTGTTATCCATGGTAGAAAAAAGGCAGAATTTATTCTCCCTAATAATAAATACTTATAGGAAAGTAAAGTGTTTTGGTTTTTTTTATAATATTTATCAATAAAATAAATTAATTAAGAAAACACAAGACTAATGGCAACAAACAATAAAGTATTCGTATCACCTGGAGTGTATACTTCTGAAGTCGATTTAAGTTTCGTAGCACAGAGTGTAGGGGTTACTACACTAGGTATTGTAGGGGAGACATTAAAAGGTCCAGCCTTCGAACCTATTTTTATTACAAACTTCGACGAATTCTCAACTTACTTTGGGGGAAGTTCTCCCGAAAAATTCATAAATACTCAAATACCAAAATATGAGGCGGCTTATATCGCTAAATCTTATTTACAACAATCTAACCAATTGTTTGTTACAAGAATATTAGGTTTATCAGGGTATGATGCGGGTCCATCATGGACAATAACAACTAAAGCAAACGTAGACCCAGCGACAGTAGATTTCTATTGTGAAAGTGCTACTACGGTTAACTGTATTGACACATGTGTTGATTATAAAGTAGTTGACTTTGCAATTGATTTCTCAGGTTGTAATAACAGTTTTGGTTCAATATCATTTCTTAACCCAACACAAATTCCAGCAGAAATTGCTGAAAAATTAGACATTCCTTACGAATTGTTTGACGGAAGTTTATCAACTGTTCGTACAAACATGACTAACCAAATTTTTGATATTCTAAACGAACCGTCTTCAGAAAACACCTCTATTTATTATTACGGACCAATTTCAGGAGAAACTTACGAAGCGTTTAGTCCTATCTTTACTGCAGAAACAAATGTATATGGTGTTAATAATGTTGACGCTAACCTTATTGATTACGCGGCACCACAAAATGACCCTTGGTATTATAGTTTATTTGATAATCTTGGTAGTGCGGCATATAGTGGATATTCATTTTGGTCTATTGTCACAGGTTTGACTTTAACACCACCTGTTATAACAACGACAACAACATTACCAGGAACTACAACAACAACAACAACAAATCCTTGTATTACACCAACCCCAATATCAACAACAACTACAACAACTGCAGCACCTGTTAATTGTTATACAGGAACTTTAATTGGTAGAATTTATGTGTTTTCAGGAACTGCGTTTACTGACTATGATGATTTAGTAATAGCAACACTTCGTTCAAGAGGTTTGGCAACATACTCAACAGATGATGGACCTGTTTATGAGGTTAGCGGATTAACAGATGTAACTATGGATTGTTTGGGCGCATATTCAGGTGTAACTAAAAACCCATATGCGACATTTGGTATTAATATTACAAATAAAGATGGTAACACGTATTTCTTTGAAACATCATTCCAAAATTCTGACCCTAAGTATTTACCAAAAGTATTTGGTTCATCTAACTTTGCAAAACCAAGAACAGTAGTTCCTTTATTTGTTGAAGAAAGATTCCAAGCTTTATTAAACTACGGATGGAGAAAAGGGTTTATTAGAGGTTTAAGTTGTAACTTAACAGCTTTACCTAACGCAAGACAAGGTTCTGACCCTACATCAATCGCTTGGTATTTAGAACAATATCAATCACCAACATCACCGTGGGTAGTATCGGAATTAAGAGGTAACAAAGTTTACAACTTATTTAAATTTACAACAATTGCTGATGGTGAGGCGGCTAACACGGAGGTTAAAATTTCAATAGCAAATATTTCATTTAACAATGGAACATTTGACGTATTAGTTAGAGATTTCTTTGATTCGGACTCAAGTCCAGTTGTTATTGAAAAATTCACTAACTGTAATATGGACCCTAATGATAATGCGTTCATTGCGAAGAAAATTGGTACTATTGACGGTGAGTATGAATTGAATTCTAAATACGTTATGATTGAACTTAATGAAGACGCACCAATTGACGCATTACCTTGTGGATTCTTAGGATTTAATTTTAGAGAATATGCGGGTGTTAGACCTCCATTCCCAATTATTAAACAAAAATATGATTTTCCAGGTGAGGT